GCACTAGATACAACAGCGTAGTTACCAGCGCCACGACGTGTACGTTGGGCGATCAAGTTAGCAACACGGTTGATCAAAACAGCCAATGCGGCATGCTCGTCACCAACGAATGTAGCTGTACCTGAAACGGTAGCTTGGTTGTATGTGAACTCAGTAGCAGCCAAAGAACGTAGACTCAAGAGAATCTCTTGGTCAATCTCAGCTGTAATCTCTTGAGCCAAAGCAGCCATGATTTCTGCTTCAACATCAATACCATGCATGGCTTGTGCGTCTTGTGCAGATTCAAATGTCCAACGAGCTTGCAATTTGCGAGTCTTGGCTTCAACAGCTTGCTTCAAGATTTGGACGGAAATTTGCTTACCGCCGTTACCTTCCATCACTGCTGTGTTAGCACCAGTGTAGCTTGTGGCTGTGGCAGTATCTTTTGGTACTGTAGAATATGCAGTAGCAATAGTGAATGGGCTCAATGCTTCTTGGCCAGCTGTAACGCTAGTTGCGGCAAGAGAAGAATCAGTCAAGCTCTGTGCATAACGTACACGCAGAGTATGGATCTGACCAACTGGACCAGTCATTGGCTGAACACCAACCAACTCGTTAGCAATAACGGTTGGCATAACACGTCGAATCACGGGAAGAATCACGCGGTTCAATGTGGCAATGTTGCCGGAACTTGTAGAACCTGCAGATGCATTTTCTTTCAAGTACTTGCGTGTGTTCTCAAGGATCACACTCATGGAATTGCGACGGGTACCGTTCAAACCTTCGAGCAATGCTTCTTTGGTTTCGCCCCAGCGACTTTCTAACAATGGTTCTGACATTTAAGTCTCCTAAAAATTTAAATTACAGTCCAGCCAGACGCTTGAGGTCAATCACATTGCTGCGATCTTCTTGATCAACGTTTTGGGTAGGAACAGTCTTATCACCGGTAACTGAGGAAACATTTTCTGTGATCACTTTAGAAGCTTTCACAGAGCGGTCTTCCAACACTGCTGGTAGATACTTTTCGAATGCGTTTTTCAAACGTGAAGTTTGGACGCTTTCGAGCAAATTACGCATGACATCGCGCTTTTCCTTGTTCAAGGGAGAAAGCAACATTTCCATCGTGCTGTCACGCTCGTTGGATTCTTTGATCATACGCAGTTCGCGTTCTTTACTCTCCACAACGACTTTCGCCTTTTGTGTGAGTTTGATGGCTTCCGCCAATTGCTGGTCCTTGCGGGACAATGCAGAGTATAACTTGCGGACTTCGGCTTTCTCATTCAAGTGAGTAGCACCAAATTCGCTTGCATACGCTTCAAAGATACGACGACCAAAATTGTTCTCGCGAGCAACTTTAATGTCTTCTTGCAATTGTGTAAGTTCAGCCTTCAAGTGACGGCTAACAGCTTGACTCATTTTGTCAGCACTTTCTTTTACGAAACGTGCTTTCAATCCTTCGAGTTTAGAGCGGGCTTCACGAACGAGGCGGACTTTTGTTTCCACTACGTCACGTTTGTCTGCGGCAAACTCCTGGATCTCACGAGCCAATGCATGCACCATGAAGTTTTCTAGCTTGGCTAGACCTTCAGTGTGCATTTTACGATCTTTACGCAATTCGCCAATTTCTTCTGCAAGTTTACTAACCAAGAAGCCGTTAAACTTCGTTGCTGATTCGTTCATCTTGCGTTGGAAACGGACGCGATCTTCAGCCAATGCTTGCTTTTCAGCAGCCACGGCTTGAATCTCTGCGGCGAGACCTTCTGTTACCATTTTGTCAAGGGCTTCCACCATTACTGACTTGTCGTGCTCGTAGCGTTGTGCAAACTCTTCTCTGAGTTCTACACGAGCCTGTTCACGAGCTTCATTTAGCTTGGTTTCCCAAGCTTCATTAATCTCCATGCGAGTTTCCTCGGTGATCAGGTCACTATCTAGCAATGGTTTGATAGCATCTAACATGCCTGGTTCTCCTTATATTTTGAGATCTCTGATGAGCTTTTTGACTTCATCTTTGAGATATCTCTGCACTTTGTTGTTATGCCCAGATTCGCGAGCCACCTCAAGCAATCTATGTCCGTACTTCATGTTCATGAGTCCTTCGTAAATTGCTTTAGGATAAGCATTCGGAGCACTGGGTTGTGCAACCACATCTATAGTGACAATTTCAAAGTCACTTACATGTCCTGTTCTGTCATCAACGTTGCCGCTTCCACGGCTTGATACACCTAGTCTAACACCAGATTGTAGCAACGTCTTGATCAATTCTCCCATTGGAGTTGGCAAAATTTTAAGTTTGCCACATCCTGCGTCTCCATCCATCCACATGCCTTCAACGCTGTGGCACACACGATCCAAGTTAATCTTCAAATCATCTGGGTGATCCACTTCACCTAAAACGGAGTTACCTTCTTTAATCTGTTGATTAATAGTATTAACTGCCTTAGATATCTCGTGTAAAGGATAGACACGTTCATTTGCATTGCGCTTGTTGCCTTCAATACAAATGCCTTTAAGATAGAGATTCTTACCTCCGCTGATATCAGCTTCCTCCAACACCTGGATGTTGGCCTGATTAAAGGTAAGTTGTTCTCTTAGCGTCTTCATTGCTTAGTTACGTGGTAGTGGGCTTCTANNATTCACACCCGCNGCCTGTGTTTTNACAGGAGCAGGAGCTGCCGACTTAAATGCCTTCTTACCTGCATCTTGTGTAGGTGTTACGCCAAGTTCTTTGACTGTGTTTTTGTAAGCACTAGAGTCATGGTGTCCACCGCCATCAGCACCTGTGTGTACTGGCTTGGCCATTGCACCACGTGCACCTGAGTTGGCTGCCACTGTAGACTTTTTGTTTGTGTTGCCTTCTTCAGAAGTGACTGGCTTTGGGGCTGCTTTTAATTCAAGAGCTTCCATCATGCCCATTTCTTCTGTGTCGTCCATTTCAAGAGCGTCTCCGCCTTCATCAGGACCCATCATGTCGCCGTCGCCACCCATGTCGTCGTTGTCGCTCATGAGGTCTTCAAACTCAGCCATCAACTGGTCTAGCTTGTCTTCTAAATTCATGATGTCGTCTTTGGTAGCTGGCTCATCACCGCCGCCGCCAAATTCATCATTGTCCATTTCCATGTCTTTGGTAAAATCTTCGCCGTCTTCTTCTGCTTCGTCGTCAAACTCTGCATCGTCGCCTTCGGCTTCCATGTTCATGTCAGATTCTTCTTCCATTTCCACGTCGTCGATTAGATTATTACTGGCGTCACCGCCCATGCTCATTTCGTCTAGGTCTTCGTCTGCGCCTTCTTCGATTTCTTCGGCTTCTTCAGCCATAATGTCTTCGTAGATCTGGCGGCTTTTTTCCACAACAATGTCGTGGAATAGTTCGCGAGCTTTTTGCTCGTCATCATTGATCACATATTCAATCAATTGTTCAAAACGGTTCATATGAAAAACTCCTATAGGTAAAGTGTGTTGTTATTTACACACTAGATAAAATATAGGTGGTTTATGGGGTCAAAACGACGATAAATGTAGGTTTTATTACAATGCTTTTGTAATTGTTATTACATTGGGGGTGCTGGTGGAGGTGCGTATTGTTGACGAACTAGTTTGAGTTTTTCTTTGTACTCATATGTTCGTACATCGTTCATTTTGCGCAGTTTGTTTAACTGGCGTAAGGTTAGGCGACTCTTGCGCAGGTCGCCAATTTGCGGTTGACTGTTGTCTTGTGCTGTGTCCTGATATGCTTCAGGTTCTTTGTGCCAAAATTCTGTTAGTAACATACACGTATTTATACTGGAGGAGGTGCGGCACCGCCAGGCATTCCGCCAGGCATTCCGCCAGGAGCAGGTGGTACAGCCGCTCCCATGCCAGGCATGCCGCCAGGACCTGCTGGTGCCATCATCCCAATATCTTGGCCAGTCTGAATGTCAGTTTCTAGCGCACCTGGAGTAATACCAACTGAACGTAGGTCTTGTCCTGTAGCTGGCTGCATTTCAGGTGTGTCACGTTCTTCACGCCATAACTCTTCATTCTTCTTGATTTCGTCTTCGGTTAAACCCAAGAAGCGTTCTAGCATAAATCGTTTTGACATGTATGGCAAGGGTTCCATGCTGGTAAATGCCTGGATACGTGTGTTGTCCAGTTCACTTTGACGATAACTTGCAAAGTTTTGAGGTGCATTAAACTTAATGGTAAACAGGCTAGAGTCTATGTTAAACCCACGCCATTTCATGAACATCTTGAATTCATCGTCTAGTTTTTGGCAGATCAACGCTTGTAAACGTTCGCAATACTGATTGAATCTATACTCCTGAATAAGGGCTGTGCCCACTTTTCCGTCGTCAAATGTCTTGCCTGAATCATCTGGACCTGTGGGCAAATAGCTTGAAGGCACACGCAAACCACGAGCCATTTTGTTGTTGAAGTATTTCAAGTCGTCAATTTCGCCTAGGTTCTGTCCGCCTGGCAAGGTGTCCACGCTGGATCCACGACCGTCTGCTGTTTGTGGGAAAAAGTAGTCTTCGTTGATACTGAGTGGATTGTAACTGGCATCCATCATGTTTTGTCCGCCGCCGCTCACAGTGGGGATTCTACGCTGGTGCATTTCGTTCTTGATGCGTTCCACAAACTGCATGGCCAAGTGGCTGGGCATGTTGCCCACGTCAATTTTGAAAATTCTACGCTCAGGAGCACGACTCACACGATAGATAAGAATTGAGTCTTCCAGCAGTTCTTTCTGCTTGAACACTTTGTAGATGTTTTCCAAGATGCTTTTGCCAAAAGGCCAAAACACATCTAATCCTTCGTTCAGGCTCATATGCACCACGTGCTTGGCATCCAAGCAAACTTCGTTCATGGCCTGCATGAATCTACTGTTGCCCACACCGCCACCTGTGCCGCCATTGGGCATGGTGTAGTTGGCAGAACCAGACACTGAGCCTGTTACAGGGTTGGTCATGTAGTCTGTGGTAGTTTTGGCTGCCACAGTCATGTTTTGAAAATTGGGGTTGATGTCGCGAATCACATACTGCTCAGGACGTTTGCCCTCTGATTCGTTCACGATCACACGAGCCACTTTGGTCATGTCCACCCACATCATTTCAAATGTTTCTGGATCACGCACAAAGATTTGATCTCCGTATTTCACAGTGTTGCGGAACAGTTTGAAGATACGTTGATCCAGTTTGTTTAGTTTGACCCACTGTTGCAACTGCTTGCGAATAATATCAATCTCGTGATCAGTAGGCGTGTCTGAATATTTTACTTCAAACGGTGTGCCGTTTGTTTCGTTTGGCTGAGTAGAGAACTCAGATATAATGTCCAAACAAGCATTGATCTCTGAGTCCATGTCCATGTTTTCGTACTGATTATAACGTTCAATACGATTGGGATGACCTGAATACACTTCTGGCAGTCTGCTGGCATAGTTACGATACACCATGTCTGCAGGATAGTTGTCTGTGCCGTTGTTCTTGCCGTACTGCGGGTAGCCATCAGCATAGCGTCCGGAGATGGGACCTAACTGTCCAGTGGTGTCAGCCACTTTGAAATATTTTTTCCAGCCGGGGGATTGTTTTTCTGCCATAGTAAGTTATTTACCGTGATTACATGGAAGTTTGCAGTATTCGTTCCTGTACAGTTACCCCATTTTTAGTAGCTGTTACTAATTCTTGTAACAGACTTGCTACCCCGCCCATGGCACCTTCGTTTTGATTAGCTGCCATTTGTGCCAACTGTTGACTCATGGTGGCCATTGCAGATTTGAATTCTTCTGTAACCTGTTTTAGTGCAGATTCTGAATCAGTATTTGTTTGTTCTTTAATTTCTTTAAGACGTTCAGCAATATCGTCTCCTAGTCCCGGAATTCCTTGTGTACCTAAAGTGGTTGCACCCAGTTGGTAATTGGTAGCTAATCCTGAACTTAAAATGTCTTTCCACATTTTGGGGTCTGTAATGGTTTGACTAACTTTATCAAATGCTCCAACTGCTTCTGCAATAGACTTTACTGCTGAAAGATCAGTACTCATTGGGCCTTGATTATACCCAGCATATTCATTCATCCCGCCAAACGTAGGGCCGCCAATTGCATCTTTGAGACTGATACTTAGAGGAATAGCACCGTTTACTAGCGGAATCATTGCCTCTGGACCTTTTTCAGCAACCATAGCAATCTGTGGGGTTGACGCTATACCTCCGTCAGCATATCCCGGAATTTGTGCATGAATATGTCCTGCTGTGGCTTTTGCACTGGGGTTGTTGTACTCATCAATGGCCACGCTGGCACCCATGCTTTTGAGCCACTTAACAATCTCTTGGCCTTCTTCTTTGGTAGGTTCTTTAGATAACGCAAAGTCCATAGCACGGCCTGTGGTGTGACTACTACTTGGAGATTTTTCTTGGTGGAACTTGTCGTTGAATCCAGAAAAGTAAGCAAAGTTAGGCAGGCTTGCTTGTACCTGTTTGGCTATATCAATAATCTTAGGATCAATTTTACTGCCTTCGGCTTGCACATCTCCAGTTTTGAGTTTTAACCCCATCTTGACAAGATCACCCTGGGATGCTGTTCCTTGGGCAGATCCTGGTGCTCCACCGCCACCGCCTGCGGTAGGAGCAACTGGGGCAACTTGTTGAAATTTTCCTTGTTGTTGCAAGTATTTTGATTCTGACTCAACTCGAGCCTGTTGTGCAGTGTCGGCTAAATTTTCAAGTGGCTTGAAACCTGTGACTTGGCCAAGTGTTCGACTAAACTTTTCAAGACCACGTGTAACTGAACTCTGCATTTTTTCACCAAAGTTTGCATTTTCCCAATTTTGGTCATCTTGTTTTTTAGCTGTGTCAACTTTGGCTTGTTCTTCAGGTGTGTTATCGGATCCAAGCCCAAGTATTCGCAACAACTTGTTGGTTGCATCTGCCAGTTTAGTAAAGGCATCGGCCAGGCCGCCAGTGATATTTCCTAGTTTATTAGTCAAGCTCAGTGCGTTGTCAATTCCTTGAAACACAGCATCTTCCATTTTTTTGTTGAGTTCTTGCTGTTGCTTGATATTTTTAGCATACTGCTCAGTTATCTTATCAGCGGCTTCACCACCTTTAAGTCCTTGTGCCGTTTGATCTTGTGAGATTTTTTCATAGGATTGGTTTAGATCTTTTGTTGCCAACAGTCCTAAATCGGCACTTTCTTTAATTGACAACAGGAACTCTTCGCCAACACCTGTTTGATACGTCATGTTCATGTCTTTGGCTACTCGGCCAACTGCACTTGCAATCTGTTGAGTACCGTCAATGGCTTTTTGTTGGCCTGCCACCATTTTATTGGCCACTTGTAGTGCTTCACCATTAGAACTCATCAGGAGTTTTTGCGACGCTTCGGTGCCTATCATGCCAGTAGTCATGTCTCCAAAGCCCTGTGCCGCTTCCTTGCTCTGGGATCTCAACAGTTGATAAGTTTTTTCTAGTTCATCTGCCGCTGCAATTTGGCCAGCATCGCCGCTTGCTCGCATTGCTTCCGTTTTGGCACGGAATCTCTGTTGTGATCTAGCTTCTTCTAAGGCTGCTTCGTTTTCTTTTCTAGTTGTTCCAGTTAGTTTGGTTAATGCATCTTGTTCAATCAAGTAACGTCTAGCACCGTCTGCCAGTTGATCTGTGGTCATACGTTGCGCTGTACCAATCCTGGTCTGCAATTTCAGATAACCCATTGCTCCCTGGTTGATCATTTCTTGAGACATACCGGCTGCAATCATGCTCTTGCGATAAGGCTCCATGGCTTCGCCCATGTTTTCAAACTGTTTACGTCCTTCGTAAACTGATCCAGATAGCAATGCCAGGTCTTTTGAGCTCTCTCCAACTAGACTTACATAACCGTCTAATTCGTTCATGCTCAAGCCAAGTTTCTTGGCACCTTTGTATACCCCAGTCATGCCATCGCTGGCTGCGGCACCAGCCTGGGACATGTTTGAATATCCTTTATATAACTTGTCAGCCATCTCGTTGGCTGCTTT